CCCGGGGGATGTAGCCGCATAGCGGCACTGTCGACGTGAACCTAACCCAAACCGTCCCCGACGAAACAAGGGGACCCCGGATGGTGGTAACCGGGACTTACTCCTCTTGAACAACTCCCAGGGCGCCGTAGCAGCGCTCCCAGCCGGCGATAGCCTCTGAGCGGGACAGAGCCAGGTCCCGATACGTGGAGCCATCCCCCAGGCGCATGCGCGCAGCAGGGTCCGGACAGGACACCTCGAGCCGGGGAGGCTCCTCCACGACGACATCAGGCCGGGCACATCCGGACAAGATCAGTCCAAGAGCCCCGAGGGCAACTGCGCGTCCAAGCATTGGTCAGTCTCCTTGAGGATCTCCCGGTCTCGCTCCGTCCTGTCCTCTAACGTCTTTGTCATCAAAGCCAGCAGGCTTTCCGTCTGCCGGGCAACCCTCTCGGCGGCCTCCCGGTTGGCCTCTGCCTGGGCCGTCATCTGTTCCAGCTGGTCCTGGGTCGCGTCGAGGCGCGCCTTCAGGTACATCCCGGAGAGGGTCAGGCCCCCTATGACAACCACAGCGGCCACGAGCCCGATCAATTTAATCCTCAATCCGAGCATGCCGATCCTCCCTGGGGCGTTGTTTCATGTAGCTGTCGATACCGAACGCACCAGCGGCGAAGAGGAAAGAGGATGGGGCGAACACGGCCAGGGCTGACAGAGCGGCTTCGCTCTCCCACAGGACCGCAGAGACGCCCAGCCCGGCGCTGTAGAGGAGGCAGCATACAGCGACCTCCCTCTTGTACGTCTTCTCTTTCTTCTCCTCGACCACATCAGCCTCCTGCGGCGAGTTTGAGGATCTTGTCCAGGCTCACACCCGCAACGGCGCCCAGACCAGCCCCGAAACCGATCATCTTCTGCTGCCATCCGCGCAGCTTCTCCACATCATCCTCAAGCTCGGAGATCTTCCGTTTGGCGCTCTCAAGATCCGTCCGAACAGAGTCGATCTGCGACACCTTCGCGTCGATGTGGGAGAGGGTACGTTGCGTGTCAGAGAGGGTGTTCTGGATCTGTTGCATAGTCTGAAGCAGCAACGCCACCTTTCCCTCAAGCCGGCCCACATCCTGGACCACGTCATTAGGGCCGCTCATTTGACCCAGTCCTCAGTCCGAACCTGGAACCCAGGGCACGCCTTTGCCGCGTACTGGTTGTGGCCTGACACCTTCTTGAGGTCAGTCCGCTTGGCGATGTTCTGCACCAGCCATCTCGTCGACCAGAGCTGCTCCTTCGTGAAGTTGTCGAAGAAGTCGTCCTTCTCTGAGGAGCCGTGCCCGCCAACGAGGCAAACCCCGAGGGTGCCCCGGTTCTTCCCTTTGGTGTGCGCTCCGACCACGGTCTCCGCGCGGCCGCGCAGGATCTTACCGGCCCGGCCCACGATGAAGTGGTACCCGATGTCTCTCCAGCCGCGATCCTCGACGTGCCACCGGCGGAACTCGGCCACCTGCTCCTCGAGGGATTTGTTAGCCCACCAGCTCGGACGAGTGGCAGAACAATGAAGAATCACCTCATCAACGAGGTGGTGCCTTGGACCTTGATATATCATATGGGCCTCCTTTCGATCGAATGTAGCGCGCAGCGCCGGAAAAGTCGAGGGTTACTCCTGAATCAGGAAGGTCTCCCCGTCCGCGGTGATCAGCACATCCCCGTCAGAAGTGATGAAGTTTGCACAAGGAATGACAGTCAGGATCCCCGTCTTTGCCTGAAAGTTTTCGTACCCGTCGCGCTGAGAGATCACCTTCACACGGATAAAGTCGGAGCCGCAAACACCCAAGGCATCCGCCACCAATGTGTAGGAGGTATCAGTTCCGACGTTGACGTCAGCAACCTGAGTGAACGGGTTTGCCCCAGTCTTCTCTTCAACCACAACCCGGTACTCCGTGTTCGGCTCCGGGACCGTGCTGCCGGAGAGCCAGGAGAGGTGGGCGTCTGTGACCTGGGTCAGTCTGTTGCGGGAGCTCCAGGACAACACAGCGGAGGTGTCAAATTCTGGGTTGTCCTCCTCCAGGCTTCGAAGGAGAGAGCCGTCCACACGGACGTTGCCGGCCGGGAGGGGCCTGCTCGCGCGGCTGTCAAAGTTGACCTCCACCGGGGTGACGTCTGACAAGGGAACCGTCCCGAAGCTGTTCTCCGGGGCCACGTACACGGTCCGGCTCTCTGAGGCGTTGAACTCGGGGGAGAACACTCGACCGTAGCTTGTGAGAAAGACAACCTCCTCGCCGGCAAGATGTGGCTGGGGTACGGTATCCAGTGCGCCTCGTCCGAGGGTGATGGAGTTGGAGGAGATCTGCTGAACGAACACAAGCTCTCCACCGACTTTCCCCAACATCCCCACCTCGATCGAATCAAAGTCCCGACCGGTGGTCAAAGAGAGGTTTCCGTCCGCGGGATCGTCAGTCAGATCCCTGGACAGGTCGATGTAGGGGGCCAGAGGCGCCTTCCCGAAGTCGAGGTTGTTCGCCCCTTCAGACACGAGGACACGCGCCTCGATCATGTTGTCACCCGGACGGGCGGCCGTAGCCAGGAGGAAACCCGCATCCGGATTGTCTGTCAGGATCTGTTCAACCTCAGACGTCGACCTCGTGTTCTCCAGGAACCAGTACGGCGCCTCAACGGCAACCTCCTGCTGGGAGGCCACAGGCGGCGTGATGAAGGAGGACGGGGGAGGGGTATCCTCAGACAACGCCCCGCTAAACAGGGTCCCGAAGACGTCCTGCGCAAACTTGATCTTGATCTCACCCTTCTGGTGATTGCCGACGTCGATCTCGGTAACACGACAGACAAGGTCCCTGACCCCGTGCCGCGGGGAGGACAGCCGGAAAGGAGACCCCGGGTACAGGTCCTCAATGTCCGACGTAACCGTCAAGGTGCCGGAGACGAGAGGGGTGGAGGAGGCCCGGAGATCACGTGCTGCGATACGCCCCGCCAGAGCCCTCGTACAGACGCCCTGGTACTGGCGTACCGTAGAGATCTCCCGCCCCTGGATCTGGATGAGTGCCAGGTTGTGGAGGGTCACGGACCCACCCGTCTTGTTGTCCCGGTCGTTGAACTGGATCGTGACCGTGTTGACAAGGTCGTTGTACGACGGCTGGTTCACCTCTGACCAGGAGATCACATTCGTGTCGTCAAGAGCGAGGAGAGAGGACCCGTCGCCGTAGTCCGCCCTAATCAGCTTGAGGACAAACTTCCCGGTACGGCGGTCGACGTAAAGGACCCCGTCGATGTGGTTCAGAACGATCTGGATGAAGTCGTTGATCGAGGTCTCTTTCGCCCACAGGAGGGACAGACCCAGCTTCTCGGTGAAGAGGGTTGCAGCTGCAGCAGAGAAGGAGTCGTCATCGAGCAGGCTCTCCGGAAGGCCTCGACCCCAGACGCTGTTCGTGAGGGACTCCCGGATGATGTGCGCCGGGTTCATGTCCGCGTTGCGGATGTTCGCCTTGATATCAAACCCGAGGGTGCGTGCGTCCGTGTTGGCGTAGAAGAACAGCCCCTTGTCGAACAACCCGGCCTGCTGAATCAGTGTGTTGCGGTTGGCGTCCGAAAGACCCACTGGGATCTCAACGTCCTCGTAGATCAGATCTCCGTTTGTAAGGTTGAAGGACGAGACAGTGGGGTCATTCGTTCCACCCGTGACAAGGCGTACCTCTCCGACCAACGGAGCTGTTTGCCAGCTGCTATGTGGATTCTCTCTGTTCGCAACCTGAGCCCCTGTTCCCTCCTGGGCCCAAAGGAGCTCCAGTGTCCGGTCATCGTTGACCTGGAGGACGGCAAGCGTCCCCTCACCATGGAGGAAGAGGTCCCCCTCAGAGGTTTCCCCCGCCGCCCGGTACAGCGTGGAGGTCCCGACCACGTGGACACCGTAGTCGTACTCTGTGAAGTACTCGACCGCCCCGACAAACTCAGGCTCATAGCGGGTCACGCCGACAGACCCGGCCGGGATAGACCCTCCAGTGGCAAGCAACCAGAAACCCTTTTTGAAGGATCGAACGAGGGTCAGATTTGTGGCGTCGAGGTAGGTGTACCGCGGGAGGTCGTAGTCGTAGAACAGGGGGTCCGGAAAATCATCCTCCTGGTTCGGGTAGTATTGAAAGACCTTGACGCCAGCAGGAACCCCACCGTACGCGTCGTGAGAGAGGATGTGGGCCTCCCCGCGGTACGGGACCGTAAGAAGCGTGTTTCGCGCCCCGCTCTGCACGTCAGGGACAACGCCCGATGTGGCCTCAACAGAAAGGTTTGCTGCGGACAGGCGCTGCAAGCGGATCGATGCGGAGCTGGTGCCGCGACGAACACCGACAAAACCACCGGAGAAGGACACGGAGTACGCCCCGTCAGCGTAGTAGAGGCTGGACGGATCGTAGACCCTCCCGGTAAACCCGAGAGAGTTCGTGTCGTACCTCTGAACTCCCGACCCAGAGTAACCTCCTGAGGTACCGCGGGTCAGGACAAAGAAGGCCTGGCCATTCGCCTTATCCTCAAACACCGAGGTGAACGGTGCCGGAGCCCCACCGGGGTACCAGCCTGAGGGGGCCAGGGTAGAGAACCGCTGGGTCACATCGTACCCGTCAACTCCAGTCTCCTTCACCGCAGCGAGTGAGGGGTTCCACGACGGGCTCCCGTCGGACGTGGAGAAGACGCGCTGGAGGAGGAAGGACCAGGACTTGAGGTACGGGTTGTTGCTGAGGTAGGGACGGCGGAGGACAGCAGAGGCCACACCGCGGAACGCGGGAATCTTTCCACCAAAGTTCGGTAGGACACCCTTCAGGTAGGAGTTCTCCCCCTGGGACCTCTTTCCGGACAACAGATCGACAGCCCCGCTGATCCCACCCTCAAACTCCCCAAACAGGTCCGGCTTGTCGATGTAGATCTGGGAGTCAATCGTGGTCCCATCCCAAACGGGACGCTCGTCGATCTCGACCGAATTGACAGAGTCAACTGGCCCGTGGGCCAGGGCCAGCTGCATTCCGAGGTGATATTTGTAGCCGATCGTCGGGTTCGGGCCTGCCATCCTGAAGTCTCCTTACCACGTCTTGGATATAGACGTCGTCGATTTGTTCCAGCCGCTCGATCGGAACTCCGTTTCGGAGGAAGTCCGACCAGTCCAGCCCTATGTGGGAAGCGTACCGACGGAGCCCCTTGCTGCAGAAACGCAGCTCCCGGAAGTCGTTCAGGTACACCACCCGCTTTGTCATTTCTTGTCGCGCGCTTTGATCGGAACCGCTTTGAGGTCACCGTACCAGGTCACGTTCGGGCTTTCAATCCAAACGGTCCCGAAGACGACTCCGAGCTCTTTCCCCTCTTCAGCGGAGGGTACCTTGAAGTCCTGTAAAGCTGCCGGCGGTTCCGTCTCTGGCTTTGGGGCCAGTGCGTAGGAAACCACCAAAGAGATCAGCTGCAGGATGATGAGGGTGATAAAATCCATCAGACGATCGCAGACACTGTGAAGGGGTTCTTTGACGGTATATAAGGGAACCCGCCGAAGTTTTCAAGGTTGTTGAATCGGGTCGAGCACGTCTCCTGCGTCCTATCACACCCAGGGGCCACCGCGAGACTGGTCGTTCCCGGAATCTCGACAAATGGCCGATCCAGGTTCAAGCGGAAGGATCCGGGAGAAAGCAGCTGGGCGGACAGGACAAAGTACCGTGTCGTGCCATAGATCAGGAGCCCACCGACAAGTGTCGCCACGTCAATTGTGGGCGACACCAAGATATTCACCTGGACCCCTGTGAAGCCATCCAGCGTACCGGACTGCTGATACGGGCCTGTCCCAAGCCCACAGCCTGCCCCGTAGAGGGCGTGCCGGCACAGCCGGGAGTAGCGGACCCGGTTCCCTGACAGCTGCAGGGAGGCGAAGATGTTGACACCCACGATCGAGATCGTTTCCTTCTTAACGGAGGCGCCGCCGACGGTACCGGACCAGGCCACGAGGATCTCCGGATTGAACGGATCTACCGCCCCGGCGACGTCCGCACGGAGGATCGTCAGGCTCACCGTCTCAGGTTCGGGAGCGTCGACAAGTTTCCGCCCAGTCGTGTCCGACAGGGGGACGGTCAAGGTCAGCTCCTGCTTCTTGACCTGGTTTGTCTGTTTGATGTTACCGAAAGAGATCGGAGCGTACCGGAACACGTTGCCGGCGACGGTGACCCCGTCCTCCCCATAGTTCGGGAACCCTCGCGTGACATCGTCCCCGGTCAGACGATCGACGGATCCGTCCGGGAAGGTGAACACGAAGAGGAAGGTGGGTTTGTTGTCGGGCATGTCAGAGGTCCTTCAGTGTCAGGGAGAAGACAGCGCCGTTGCCTGGGGTGTCCTGCAGCTCCAGCTCATCAGTGTCGAGTCGGGTGCGGTCCGCCAGGGCAACACGAAGCCTCTCGCTCGGGGTGGTGGCAGGAAGATTCCCGTCGAGGGTCACCGTGGTGGTGTCCGCAGAAACGATCTCACGCAGAAACTCCCCGCCTGTCGTCTTTAGATAGAGCAGACGCCCCACGAGGGCAAGACGGGGACCCGCGTAGGTCAGAGGGATTGTGTCGTCAATGGAAAGGTCAGTTCCGGGGATGTTCACCTCCCCCACCACCGCGGAGAGCCGGACGAACTCTTTCCCCCTGCCCTCAAGGTACAAGAGATTGTTCCTCGTCGCTTGGCGTTGAGAGAGTGTCGTCGACCTCAGGGAAAAGGGACGAGTGTTCGCAAAGTGATCCTTTGTGGGGACCCGCACAACCGGACCAGTCCCGTTGTCGACAAACGTCTCAGGACGCACCAGGGTCATCTGCCCTCCCGCCTGAAGCTCCCGCTCAGGGCTCACAAGAAAGCCCCCCACTGTCGGCCAGGTCGTCTCGTTGACAAAGATATCACCCAGCCCTCGGAACTCAGCCCCGACGGACACGTTGTTAAAACCCTCCCTCGAAATAGACAAACCCTTCGAG